CCAAAAAGACAACACGTGGAAGAAGGTTGAGATCTCTGACTACGCCTGGAATACCTACAGAAACATATTAGGTGGTAGTGAGGGTAAGCCGTCGTATTGGGAAACCGCCGCTGATCTAAAACCGGAACATCACCTGGCCATATTGGCGGCATGCCAGGCCAACGTAGATTCATCAATTAGCAAAACCATCAATTGTCCAAAATCCATCACATTCGATGATTTTAAGGATATCTACTTGAAAGCTTACCAATCAGGCATTAAGTGTTGCGCAACTTATCGACCCAACGATATCACCGGCTCGATATTGGAGTCAGATTCAATGGGCAGTAAGGAAATGGTTGTGGGCAACGTTGTTGAGCTTACCAAGCCTTTGGCGCGGCCAGAGGCTGTTGCGGGCACAACTTACCGTCTTAAGCCGGCGGGGCTTGAGCATGCGCTATTCATCACCATTAACGATATTGAGCACAACGGCAGGCGTGTGCCGTTTGAAATCTTTATCAACACCAAGAACCTTGAGTTTCTGGCGTGGTCCACCGCGCTGACCCGTATGATTAGTGCCATCTTCCGTCGCGGCGGTGATGTCGCCTTCATTACTGATGAGCTAAAGGCGGTGTTTGACCCGCGTGGCGGCTATTGGGAGGGTAAGAAATACATTCCATCCATCATTGCTGGTATCGGCAATGTTATTGAGGGGCATTTAACTTCAACCGGCGCGCAATTCGAAGCACCCAAACCTACCGCCATGAAGCATTGCCCGAAGTGCAACGGCGGTATGGTTAGCAAGGAAGGCTGCTGGTCGTGCACCTCCTGTACCTACACCGTATGTGGGTAACTAAATGGTTGAATATGGCCACAATGCGATCCAATGTAAAGGTATCTTTATTGATTCATGGGGTGCCGGTCCGTACATTCTAACGGCTGGTGGAAAGGTTTTCTATTTTGAGGACAGTACGCAGTTTGGGCCGCTGCAGTTGAATGCAAAAGGAGAACCCAAGAACTGCGGTATGTTTGAGGAAAAGTGCTCGTTCTGGTCGGTTTGGAAGAGATGGGTTGGGGAAGGCCGCCAAACCATGCTGGGGAAGAAGAAGGGTTTTTTGTACTGTATAGTTAGCAATGGCCGTTCTGCACAGTGAGAATAAGTATGCGTGACCCCACCCGCACCCCGGTTGAGGGTGATATCCTCTCGGCGCCGCCGGTTACTCGAACAGTGACGTTTGCTGGGAAAACGAAGGGCGGTGTTAGCCAAGTTTCTTACCAGGAAACGTGTGTTGGCTTAGACACCATTCGCAATGGCTGGTGCCAGCTTAACTCTTGGCGTGTTTGGTGTAGGTTAAAAGGCGCTCAACCTCTAAGGGATTGCCGAGTTTGCGGTGGATCTGGATTCTCCGGGCGTGGCACTGGATATGATGATGTGTGCAGCGAATGTGGAGGGCAACGCCTGATGCCTATTGATAGGTGACGTATGCACGAGGCAAGGCCTGGCTTTTGGGTTCCAGATCGCACCAGCTGGATTTGGATATCCAAGGGCGGTGGTGAGTCAGCAGTATCAATTGAGCGTATAGAGGCGTGCATTGCGGCGTGCGGCGATCGCCTCCGTGTAGCTATAGATGGCGGCGCCTTTGTGGGATCGTGGACAATACACTTGGCCGTCGCCTTTCAACGTGTTGTGGCATATGAGCCTATAACCGAGAATTTCGAATGTCTTGAACGCAACGTCACCTGTCTTCCTAGTATAGTTGATAAGGTTGACTTATGTCGTTGCGCTTTATCAAACCGCGTTGGCCCAATGGGACGCAGGCGGCCAGATCTTAAAGCGTACAGCCAACGGGTGCAACATATTGACCGCCCACCCGGCTCTGTGTGGTGTGAGTTTTATGGTGTAACTATTGATAGTACCGGTGTCCAGGATGTTGATTTTATCAAGCTTGATGTTGAAGGACACGAATATGAAGTTGTGCTTGGAGCACAAAAAACTATCAATGAATTTAAGCCGGTTGTTCTTATTGAGGAAAAACACGACCCAGAAAGGCGGGCCTCAGCCCTGCTTAACAAGTTGGGTATGGTATGTACTTGGAACAAGGGATATGACTTTTTGTTTAGCTGGCCTACGCCTTGAGGTAAAATGCGGGTATCAATTAATATTTTGAAGGGTAATGGCAACGCTATGGCGCTGTGCAAAGCTATGGCTGAGGGTATTAAGGTTTGTGGTGATGCCGCTGTAACAAGGGATATCTCTGAGCGGGATATGCGCGGCTTCAACGCAGCGGTATTGTGGGGCTTTACAACCCCCTGCCAACAGGTTGTGCGCGCATGTGAGGAAGCCGGTATTCCATGGGTGTTTATGGACAACGGCTACCAGCTGCGTGGCACGCATTTTAAGGTAACCATCAACAGTCGCCATCCAGATTTGTATTTGATGTCCATGGATAGGCCTGGCACAAGGTTTAAGGAGTGGGGCGTTACGATTAAGCCTTGGCAACGCTCAACATCGACAAGCCCAATCATTGTAGCTGGCATGAGCCCCAAGGCAGCCTGGTCGTTTGGCTTTGGTTTTGAGGAGTATGAAAGAAAGGTTATTAGCTCCTTGCAAAAGGTTACAAAGAGGCCAATCATTTATCGCCCCAAAATCTCCAATTCACCAGGAGCCAAGCCTATCGATGGCACATCGTTTAGTGGCAAAGAACCAATTGCCTCTGTGCTGGCCAAAGCACATTGTGTGGTAACCCACCATAGCAATGTTGGGTGTGACGCTCTGCTAGCTGGCGTGCCGGTGTTTACGCGTTGCGGTGCCGCGCGCTCCATAAGTATGGGGGATGATAAACTTAATCTAATTGAAGAGCCGCTCTATCTCAAGACTCGAGAACAATGGGCGTATAATTTGGCTTACTGCCAATGGAGCGCTCCAGAGATGGTGTCAGGTGCGTGTTGGGAGTATATGAAGGTGTTGATGCATGAACGGCATGAAGGTTGGCAGTGCTGAGACTTTTGCTGGTATTCGTTGCCGCTTTGGTTGCCCAAACCCAATCGGCATCTACCATATACCTGATGGTTGTGTGTGCTGGACAGATCCAGTGCAAGCCTTGTGCTCACAGCATCTTACCAAGGTACAAAGCACAGGTTCAATCAATCTAATTCTAAGCTTTATCACTACTCCATCCTGGGATCAGTTACCTGTAACTATAAAATCGGTCGGTTGATGTGGAGCCCCAAGCATGGGAAATAAAACAGCTTTGATTACTGGTATTACAGGTCAAGATGGGGCTTATCTTGCCGCACATCTGCTTGGCTTGGGTTACCGTGTTTATGGTATGCGGCGCCGGGGTAGTTTTGATAATGTGCATGGCTTGGTGCGGTTGGGTATTGCTGAGCATAGAAACCTTACTCTGGTTTCTGGTGACATTACCGACTTGGGTAGTTTGATGCGGGTTGTTGAGGATACGCAGCCCGACGAGGTGTACAACTTGGCTGCGCAATCCTTTGTCGGCGCCAGTTGGCAGCAGCCTTTGTACACTTCCATGGCAACCGGTTTGGGCGCCCTTAACGTGTTTGAGGCTGTACGTACCAAACACCCAGGCGCGCGTGTGTACCAAGCTTCTTCCTCTGAAATGTTTGGCAACGCACCGACTCCAACGCAGAATGAGAGTACGCCTTTCAGTCCCCGTTCACCTTACGGTGTTGCTAAGGTATTTGCCCATCATATGGCGGCAAACTACCGCGATAGTTTTGATATGGATATTAGCTGTGGCATTCTGTTTAATCATGAGAGTCCATTGCGTGGACTTGAATTTGTAACTCGAAAGATAACGCATGCCGTTGCCAAAATAGCTTGTAAGCAAATGGATCAGCTTACGTTGGGCAATCTTGATGCTTGCCGAGACTGGGGCCATGCCAGGGATTACGTACAGGCTATGCATGCAATGCTGCAGCGATGCCAGCCTGAAGATTACGTGATTGCTACTGGTCATACTACAAGTGTTAAAACCTTTTGTGCGGTAGCATTTGACTGTGCTGGCCTTAACTTTTCTAATTACGTTAGGTCAATACCGGATCTTAAACGTCCGGCTGAGCTACATTCTTTGTGTGGTGATCCATTGAAAGCCAAACGGGTTCTTGGCTGGTCTGCAACTACTACGTTAAGGCAATTAATTGAGGAGATGGTTGCGGCTGATCTTGAATTGGTCCGTAAACAATGAATATCGCAATTTACAAAAGCCCCACGCGGAGAGAAGAATGGGTGGTATCATCATTGGCTAACGGCTTTAAGCGGCATGGCGTTAATATCACAGTTATACCAAAACCATCAAATCCTGTAATACCAACTGGCACCGATCTTGTGGTTTTCATTGGTGTTAAAAGTCGCAAAATACGCGATGTATGTGTCCGCGCTGGTGTGCCATACCTATTGATTGATAAAGGTTACTTCCAGCGCTGGAAGTACCACAGGTTTGCTCTCAATGGATTTACTCCATGCTATCTTGGCTCCGGCTTTTCAGATCCAACTCGTTTCAAAAATCTTAAAATTAAGCTTGGCAATGTCAGACATCCTTCAGCTTCACGTGTTGTTTTTGTGGGATTTGATAACAAGTATGCAGCTTTCCACGGGCTTGATGATGCCACTGAGTATGCCACAAACGTTAATGCTAAGCTTGAGTCGATTATTTACGGTACCTCCCTAAAACTGTTCACTCGTAACAGGTCTGACCGCGCTGCTATGCCGTTTAGCGCTTTGCTGCCAACTTGCTACTGTGTTGTTGTGCACGGGTCTATTGCCGGGGTAGAAGCTATTATAGGCGGGGTGCCGGTTATCTCCCTTGGCGGGCGCGCTGCCAATGTAGTACACGATCTATCCAACACCACGCTTGAATCTGTGATAAACCCACAACGGCCAAATGAAGAAAGCGTGGCTAAGCGCCTTGCGGAATTGGCATGGTGCCAGTTCACTACTGAGGAGATAGCTCAGGGTTTGGCTTGGGGTACTATTTCTGACCAATACAGACGGTTGGGGAATAGATAATGACGGTTGGGAAATAGATAATGACCGTCTCGGTGGTTACCAGTTGCTCAGCTGTTGGATGGAAACAGTATGGCCAGCGTTTTGTTGAGACGTTTGATAAGTTTTGGCCACCAAGCGTTGCATTGTATGTGGCAAGTGAAGATTCTTTGCCGGTATCAAATGGCGGACGTCAAGTTACCTTCATTGATCTAAATACAAATTCTGGGTTTGGTGTGTTTACCCAACGTAATATTCAAAGCCCCCGTGCAAACGGCCTGCGAGCTGGAAATATGCCAGTGATTCTTGACAAACGTCATTATAATTTTAGGATGGATGCCATCAAGTTTTCAAAAAAGGTATTCGCCTTGAGTATGGCTGCCAATTTGGTGCCCGCCGGCAGGTTGATATGGTTGGATGCTGATGTGGTTACTATTGATTTTGTTCCAATTGAATTTTTATTGACGTTGCCGCCGTCTGGTTCAGCCATTGCTTACCTTAGCCGCCGGCCGTACCATAGTGAGTGTGGTTTTGTGGGTTATGATTTAGACCACCCAGCCACGCGGCCCTTCATTCAACGATTTGTTGAGACGTATGCTACCGACGCTGTGTTTAAGCTTAAAGAGTGGAATGATTGCTTTGTCTTTGATTATTTACGCATGACGATGTGCATGCCGAGTTATTTAATACCTCATAAGTCAGTGGCCCATCCATTTGTGCATAGTGCGTTAGGCCAATACATGGACCACCTAAAGGGCCGCCGCAAGCAACGGGGCAACAGTCACGACCATCCTAGGTTTAGTGTAAGATGAAGGATAAGGGCGTGCCTACACTTGACAACGCGAGGCAGTATTACCAAGGCCGTGCTGCTGAGGTATACGAGGCTCGCCGCGCCCATAAACCTAAATGGAAGCTTGAACATGAGTGTCTAAAGGCATTGCTGGCTGGAGTGCAAGGGCGGGTGCTTGACGTGCCTGTTGGTACAGGCCGGTTCTTGGGGTTGTACAAAGAGCTGGGCTTGGAAGCGGTGGGAGTAGACTACAGTCTCAAAATGCTGGCTTGCGCCCATGCGGCCTACCCAGATGCAACGCTTGAACAAGGCGATGTTACCAATCTTAGATTTGCTGACGGTGAATTTGACGCAGTCGTATGCGTCCGTCTTTTACACTTGGTTGCCCCTAATGAAGCGCCGTTGATTATGAGTGAGTTGTTTCGTGTGTCAAAGCACCATGTAATGGTAACGGTGCCTATGCAAGCCAAGGCTTATATCCAAGGCCGTTCACAGGTTCATAAACAGGTGGATGTGATGTTATGGCTGCCAAAATCTGGGTGGCGGTTGTTTGCGTTTCATTTGTTGATGTATGAGAAGGGTATGCCGTATTACATGCTGCATTATGTAAGATAGCCAATGCGGTGGGTGGAATTGATCGGGCCGCATGGTATTGGCAAGACCACTATTGTGAAACGGTTGCGTAAGCGCCCCGGCATGGCCAGGCTTAGAATAAAGAACGAGGTAGTTGCGCCTTTTATTGATAGTAAGAATTTTAACCGCCCAACTACGTGGAGCTTTGTAGCGCATTGGCATCCATTTCTTGAAGTAATAGAAAGCCTTTATAGACAGTCGATTGACGATAAACATCCTGACATCAAACGACGTCGAAACTTGTGTAGATCAATATTTCGCATGTCAATGGTTCAGAAGGCCGCTGGGGATACGATAACTCCACGTGATATAATTGGGTCTGAAGGTATGCGGCTGAGCTTTGTTTTGCGCGATCCAAATAAGATTGACAGGTATTTTCAAACTATGCCAGTCTCGGTGGGTGTGGTTATACTTGAGGCTGACCTTGACACTATAGTTAAGCGCAACAAGGAGCGTAGCCCCAAGGTGGCTGATTTTGGCGCGTTTGCTGAGCGGGGTATGCGTGCATGTGCTATTGCGGCTGATGTGCTGGCACGGCGTACACGTGTGTTGCATCTCAATGTAACCCAATCTGTTGACGAGAATGTTGAGGCTATTCTCAAGTTCTGCCGGGAGGGGTAGCCGTGGTCCAAATTGTCAATGGCATCTATCTACCCGATGGCGATATGCACTTTGCTGCCGCGCTTAAGGTTGCGCCGTTGGTTGATGGCAAAGCTACGTACCAACTGCACAAGCTAAACGCTGCGCTGCGCTACGTTAAGTACAAGGGTGTTGCCGTTGATGTGGGTGCGCACGTTGGTTTATGGGCGCGCGTACTGGCCAAGCACTTTCTGTTGGTGCATGCGTTTGAGCCCTTGCCTGAGCATGTTGAGTGCCTGGAAGCCAATTGTTCTGATTTAAAGAATGTGGTTGTGCATAATGGCTTTCTGCTGGGTAATCGAGACGAGGCGGTGGCGTTTTTGCGTACCAATGACAACTCAGGCAACTGTCATGTGTTCCCAGGTGCTAGGCCTGTGCTTGGTAGTGGGGCAACTGATGTCTTTCCCATGCGTAGACTTGATGATTTTGATATAAAGACTAACTTTCTAAAGATTGATGTTGAAGGTTATGAATACGAAGTTGTGCTCGGAGCCGAGAAAGTAATTAGAAGTTCAAAGCCTGTTATGGTGGTTGAGCAGAAGCCAGGTAATGCTGAGCGCTACGGCGTGCGGACGGGTGAAGTATTGGACTTGCTGAAGGGGTGGGGTGCGCGCATTGTTTGGCAACGGGCGGGTGATTTTTGTCTCATATGGGAGTAGGGTATGGCTTATGGAGAACGTACCGTTTGGATCGGTTATGATGAAAGGGAGGTCCTGCCTTACGCGGTTGCCCGCCACAGCGTTAAAACATGGGCTGACCGCAGCACTACGGTCCACGGTGTGGTGCTAAGCCATTTGGTTGATTGGGGGTGGTATAAGCGTAAAACTGAGGTTATGTACCCTGAGCAGGGCGGGGAGATTCTATGGGACGCTATTTCAGGCGCCCCCATGTCAACACAGTTTGCCATCTCCCGCTTCTTCGTTCCACACTTGATAAAGAAGGCATGGCCAAGCAAGGGGGGTTGGGCCTTGTTTGTTGATTGTGATGTTTTGGTTCGAACATATCTCAGTGACTTGTTCTTTGCGGCTGAGCAACAACCCGACAAGGCGCTGGTATGCGTGTCCCACAACCATATTGTTGTTGAGGGGGAGGCAAAGAAGGAAGCGCAGATACAGCAAAACTACGCTCGTAAGAATTGGTCAAGCGTAATGTTATTCAACCGCAACCACCCTTCAAATGAGAAGCTTACCATTGAAATGCTTAATACATTGCCTGGGAGGGATTTGCATAGGTTCTGCTGGCTTAAAGATCATGAGATTGGGTTTGTTGATAAGAAATGGAACCATTTGGTTGGAGTTCCCAGTTCCGAGGTAGAAAACCCGGCCATTGTGCATTTTACGAATGGAGGACCATGGCTGCCCAAATATGTCACAGTGCCGTACGCTGATGAGTGGCGTGAAGCGTTTAATGATTGGGTGAAGTAATGGCCTCATGGTGGAGAAGCATTGCGGTGGCGCAAGGCCTAACGGCCGGCAGCGGTTCATGGAAGCGCCGGGTGGCACTGGGCGCGGTAACAACAACTGATAGCCAAAAAGGTTCCTGGCCCCGCGTGCGCGCTGTTCTGGGTTCAGCATCAATACAACAGGAAAAGGGTAGCTGGACGCGTAGAATGACGCCCACCACAGAACAAGGCGCTTCTTGGGCGCGCAACCTGTTTAACGCTGGGGGTCCGTTTTGACTGTTGCGCTTGTGCTTGGGGGTGCGGCTTGTTTGTATGAAGATATAAAAGCGGCGCAAGCCTTGGGCAATTATGATATCATAGTTGCCGTCAAGGATATTGGCATTACGTGGCCGCACGTAGACCATTGGGTAACCTATCACCCTGAACGCTTGCCCAAAGAATTGGCTGAGCGCCGCAAGGCCGGTTTGCCTGATCCTGGGCAGATTTGGGCGTATCAAATTCCTCGCAAGTCAGGTATCGATCTACCAATCAAGGTAATGTCTACACGTGGCGGTTCCTCAGGTCTTCTCGGTACTGAGGTGGCGCTTGCCGTTGCCACCAAGGCTGTGCTGTGCGGGATTCCATTAGATCCAAGCCAGGTGCACTACCGCCGTCCGCGGAAAGGTGGTTGGCCTCCGGCCAAGGTATACCGTTTGGCGTGGAAGGCCGTGTATCCTAAGCTCAAAAACCGCGTACGCTCAATGTCAGGTTGGACCAAAGATTTGCTTGGTGCTCCAACCAAGGAGTGGTTGCTTGAAGACGCTGCGCATCCACCGTTTGCGTAAGCAGGACGAGATTGATTCAGCGGAGGTGTCCCGCCTTCAGTCCTTGCTTAGCTCAGCTGTGTCTTACGTTCGGGCGCAGTTTCAGCTATTTCTGGAAAGCGTGCGTGCGCCAGAGATTATTGCTCAGCTTGAAGCTGCTATTAGCAGCGGGCGGTGGTATGATGCATACGAGATTGTTGACAGTTTCATAGTACGCTTAGGTAATAATATTGCATCAATGATACCTGGCATTGGCCGGCAAGAAATGCAAACCCTGGCTGAGCAAGAGGGAATCGCCGGTGCTGGCGTTGGCATTAGCTTCAACCCAACCTCACCACAAGTTATTGAGGCCATGCAACGCAGCCGCATGCAATTTATTGTTGAAATGTCTGCTGACCAGCGGTTGGCCATTAACCAGGCCTTGGCTCAGGCCATGCGGGAAGGCCAAACCGCGCAAGAGGCGGCTCTCCGTTTGCGTGAGGCGCTTGGCCTAACCAGTTATCAGCAGACCATGGTTGAAAACTATCGAACCTTGCTTGAGACTAATAACCGGCAGGCTTTGGATAGAGAGCTGCGGGACCGCCGGTATGACCGTGGATTGGAAAATGCCATTGAGGAAGGGGAGATACTACCGCAGGATAGAATTGATGTTATGGTTGGCCGGTACCAGGAGCGTCTGCTTGCCATGCGGGCTGAAACCATTGCCCGCACCGAGGCTGGTCGTGTTCTTGAGGAAACGCGCTACCTATCAACCCAACAGGCAATTGATGAGGCCGGTATACCGCGCACCCTTGCTGTCAAGCAATGGGTTGCTACCAACGACGACCGCACAAGGGATACCCATACTTCAATGGATGGGCAAGCGCGTTTAATTGATGACTATTTTGACAGTCCCAGCGGCGCTCAACTAATGCATCCACACGATAGTAATGCGCCTGCTTCTGAAACCATTAATTGTCGATGCCAGGTAGCCAACCATATTTTTGCAACATTGGAGGAAGCACAGGTTTTTTTAGTCGAGAATGGTCAAGGTAAGTATTAATTTTTAAGGCAGCCCTGTGGCTTGTGGGCAATAGTTGGCATTTTGCGTTTGTGCTATATGCTTGCGGCAAGTTATCATCAACCCTAATGGGGAGAAACCTTTCAATGATGGTAAAAGCCAACCGCTTGTTTGGGTTGTTGGGGGCGGCGCTGATGGCGCTGGCGCCCACCGTCGTTCTGGCTGAAGGCCCTCTTTATCGCCCATCCCGCATTACCGCGCCTGTTGCCAAGATTCAAGCTGATTCAGCCTATAATTGGACGGGAGTCTATTTTGGTGGGGGCGCCGGTTATACGTGGAGCAATGTTGAAGAGACGAGCACCGAGACCGGCTATGGAGTATATGAAGGGGGCAACAACTTCTTTTTTGGTGAATTGAAAGCTGGGTATGATGTGCAAATTGGCAGCACGGGCCTTGTTGCCGGGGTGTTTGGTACATGGAGTCCCAATGCGCTTCTAGGCACCAGCGGAATTGATGATATCTATAGTTTGGGTGGCCGTGTTGGCTATGCCGGACCCAAGATGTTTGTGTATGCTGGCGGTGCTTGGGTGCGAATGGAGACCGCTGATACAGCACTTGAGGGTTGGGCTGCTCTTGCCGGTTTTGAGCGCCCGCTGTTTGAGACACAAGCCTTGAACTTGACGTGGGGGCTTGAGTACAAGTACCAGGATGTTGATGGGTCAACAACCGCACTGAATATCGATGACATCAGCCATACCGTGATGGCCCGTATCAACGTTCGATTTGGTGGGTTTGGCGGGTTCTAAACCAGCCATACTCAAGCACCAAATTTACGTATGGAAAGATGGCGCATTATTGTCCGCCGTCTTTCCATTTGCACATTGCCAATCCTTCAGGTTAGATTTTGCACCATGGCCCTTGAGGTTGGGTGCTGATGCCTTACGATTCAAATGAAGCGCTGCCCCCGGCCGTACGCAATTCATTGCCCGATGCGGCGGCTACCGTCTTTCGTAACGTGGTCAACAACCGCATTGCCGCTGGGCAAAGCGACCAGCGCGCATTCCGCCAAGGATGGGCGGTGGTGCACCGCAGTTGGAAAAAACCCAAGAATGGGGGCAAGTGGGTGGCCAAAGGCTACCCTGAGTACAACGAAAACCAGCCTCGTGGTGCTGATGGCCAATGGTCTACAGATGGCGGAAGTGGTGGTAGTGGGGGCGGTGGTAATAAACCATCTGAGAGTGGTTGGCGCCGCGCCGGCCGATATGTCCTTGGCGCCGCTGCTCTAGCCGGTGCTGGTGCGTTGGCTTTGCGCGGTCTCAAGCGTGCTACCAAGCGGCGCGCCCACACGCCTGTGTATGTATGCCGTTACATAATCAATACAGATGACATTGTGGCATGGGCCAAGTCACAGGGCTTCCCCACCACTATTGATCCGAAAGATTTACACGTTACTATTGCCTACAGCCGC